GACATGAGCATCCCGTATCCCGGCAACGTCAACCAGCCCGACCGGAAAGACCCGGATTGGGAGCAGTACCACACGTTCGAGCAGCAAGTGAATCACGAACTGCCTGACATGCGGCACGAGTGGCAGGACGATTCCCGGGACGAAATTGGTTTTGGCATTCCTGAAGCCAATCCCCCGACCGTGGCAAGCGTCCGCGTGGCTGCGAACAAGGCTGTTCGCATTGCCGTACTGTTGCTCGGCGAGAAGGTCGATGACGATGTCATTGAAGCTCAGGCTCGTGACTTCATGGGTTTGAGTCAGGAAGTGATGGACCGGACTCTCGACCGCTTCGCCAAGTCGCAGTCGCTCTATGCGGAAGACGAGAAGGACGAAGAAGAGAAGAAGGCGTCCGAAGAGTTGGCGGAAAAGGGCTCGGAAGTTCCTGCTCCTATCAAGGCCCCTGAGAAGACCAAAGTGAAGGCCAAAGAGAAGAAGGAAGAAGAGAAGAAGGAAGCCGCCGACGAGAAGAAGGACGACGAGAAGAAGGAAGCGGCTGACGAGAAGGAAGAAGAGAAGGAAGCGGCTGACGAGAAGGAAGAAGAGAAGGAAGCGGCGGAAGAAGATGACGAGAAGAAGGAAGCAAGCGTGGGTAGTCCCAATGAACTCAACATCGAACTGACTGGAGCAGCCGATGAAGAGATGAAGGACGACCCCGAAGCGGATAAGCAGCTTGCATCGCTGTTTGATGACGATGGTCTGACGGCGAAGCAGGAAGAGCAGCCGAAGGCTGCCGCTTCCAAGAAAGCTGGCATTAGGAAGCTTGGTGGACAGCCGAAGGTTGCCGCTGCGGAAGCGGCTCCGGTTGACATCAGTTCCATCTGGGAAACGGCCCCCGATGTGAGCGAGCTTTTCAAGTAGGCCGGGAACAAGCGGTAAGGAGAACTCGACATGAGTCTCACAATTCTGATTCGCGGTATGCTCAACTCGATTCCGGTTCTGTCGGATACCTGCTTCACGAAGCAGAACTACGGCGTGAACACGAACACGACGTTGAGCGTCAACACGCCCCGTGGTGTGTTGGGCGGGTCCGTTGCCGGTTTGAGCGCCGGTTCGGACTACACGGTATTCCCCTGCACGGACGTTTTGCGCCCGGTGGGTCTGTTTGTCAATGACGCGGCGGGTGCTGCGTTTGAGAACAGCCCGGCAGTGGCGAGCGGCAAGGTCGCCGTCATGAAGTGCATGGCGTCGGTCGAAGTGGACGTTTACGAGACCCATAACGCCGCTAACACCGCCGACCTGACCTACGTGGTTGGCGACCTGCTCTATAGCTCGGCGCAGGGCTTCCTGACGAACGAAGCGTCGAACGAATTGGCCCCGAAGACGGTGGTTGGTATTTGCACCAAGGCACCGACGACGGCCAGCCCGACGCTTGGTCTCGATATGCGTATCTAAGGTGGATACGCAACAGGGAACAAGAGACTGAAGGCACTGCAAAGCAGTGGTTCGGTCAAAGCAAGGAAGGGTTGAAGATATGCCAATGGATAACCAGACTAAGCAGGAAATCATCTCGCGTCACATTCGCACGGCGGCTGGCCGCCAGCGTCTCGCGGCGAGCATGATTCAGCCGCTCCGCAGGCGGCGTGATTACACGTCGGTCGGACGCAAGGCGTTCTACGTTGAAGCGTTGCCGGACGGCGCACTCCCCATCTACGACAAAGACCCGAACATCACGGCCTATGTCGTGGGTGAAGAAGGTGAGAACATCGTGGCTGTTGCCAAGCCGAAGCGTGTGCTTTTCCCGCTCTTCGAGATTGCCAGCAACCCCGAAATCCAGTTGACCGAAATCAAGCAGCGTCGGTTCGACCTGATTGAGCGTTCGGTTGACTTGGCGAAGGCCGAGATTCAGGCCGAAGAAGACCGCAAGGTCTTCGCGGTCATGGATGCTCTGGCTGCGGACCCGACGAATCCGAACCCGGCGATTCCGGTCACCGGCAACCTGACGGCCAACGCTCTGGCGGACGCTTTCGCCAACGTCGAGCGCACGGACATCAGGGTCGCTGCGGTGTTCCTGAACGCCAAGGACTACGCGGACCTGCGTAAGTGGGACCGCGACACGCTCGACATCGAGACGCAGGCCGTGTTGCTGAAGACCGGTCTGATGGCGACGCTGTGGGGTGCCAAGCTCATCGTGTCCCGTATCGTGCCGGAAGGCACCGTGTACGTGTGCGGTGAGGCCGAGTTCTTCGGTCGCATCCCGGTTCGTACCGAACTGACGGTCCTGTCTGCCGACGACCCGAAGAACCGCCTGATTGGGTTCTCCATCTTCGAGCAGCTTGGCATCGGGGCGTATAACCCATTTGCCCTTCAGACCTTGGCAATCACGAGAGTTTGATGATTACAAGCGTCTGAATCTTGCTCAGTAGCAAGAACTTGCGCCCTTCTGGATGTAAAAGTCCAGAAGGGCGTTTTGTTTTGGTGTTGTTTTACTAGCGTGAGCGGGAAAGCCCACGAACTTCAGTCGTGGGATGAAAGCGAACAGAAATCTTCAGTATCTACTTGCCAACTATCTATTCCCGTACTATATTGACAGGTATGAACAAAAGATGGACAACAAGTAGGAAGTCGGTCTACAACATCGGATACCACTTGATATGGTGTCCAAAGTATCGCCGACCTGTTCTGATAAGAGAGGTCGAACTTCGCTTGCGAGAACTTCTCTACCAAAAGGCGTCAGAGATACAGGTGATTATTGATACTTTAAGCATCTTGCCGGACCATGTCCATCTTTTTGTGAAGGCGTCTCCTACGGATAGTCCACACTGGGTTGTTCAACAACTGAAGGGGTTTTCTTCTCGTATCCTTCGGAAGGAATTTCCGTCCTTGAAATCTCGACTTCCATGCCTCTGGTCCCGCTCCTACTACTGCGAATCGGTGGGACACATTTCAGAGCAGACCATCCAGAAATATATTGAGGACCAAAAGAACCAATGATACTGACGGTCAAAGTTAAGCATGAACTGGACTTGTCCGACCAATTGGAGAAAGGTCGGCAAGTAGCCTTGTTTGCTGTTAAGACTGGTTGTCGGTCTTCTAAGGACGTGACCCATTTTGGTTTGAAGTCGATGATTGCCAATCAGGTTTTGAGGAAATACGGCAGGTCAAAGACGATAAAAGCCGTTCGTAATGTAGTCCTTCCCGTTCCCAGTCAGGGATGCAAGTACGATTTGATAGACAAGGTGGTGCGTGTCCCTTGCCTCGATTGCACATTGAACGCTAGTCATTTTCCTCCATTCCAGAAAATCCACCAGATTGAGTTCAACGATACCTACGCTTTTGTGTCTTTGGAAGTTCGAGAGCAATTCCCCATGGTAGTGACGGGTTGGATGGGAGTTGACCTGAATGCCACAGGGCATTGCGTTGTGGCGGGAATTCCCAACACCGGGAAGGTCTTGAAGCTGGGGAAGAAAGCAGGACACGTCCATAAGAAGTACAAGAGTATTCGGAAGCAACTTCAGAAACAAGGAAAGTTGAAAGCGCTCAAACACATCAAGAACAGAGAGAACCGTATTGTTCGCGACCTGAACCACAAGATTTCAAGCAAGCTGGTACGGAAAGCTAAACGGAACCGAGTAGGAATCGTCCTCGAAAACCTGAAAGGAATTAGAAATACAAAGAAACAAGCCAGGTCATTCCGGTACGCCTTGAACTCTTGGTCTTTTGCTCAATTGGGGTCATTCATTGAGTACAAAGCCAAGTTGCATGGTGTACCTGTTGTCAGGATTGCTCCACAATACACTTCGCAACAGTGTAGTCGTTGTGGACTTCTTGGCAATCGTAACGGGAAAACATTCAAGTGTCCATCTTGCGGGCACGTTGAACACGCTGACGCGAACGCTTCCTTCGTTCTAAGTTTGCGTCAACAAGGCGTGCTTCAATCCATTGTAGACAGGGATGCAGTGGAGAGGCAAACTGATTTGCCTCAAGAAGCAACGGCATGAAGGTTGCCGACTTCAGAACCCCACGGTCTTTAGCCGTGGGAGTATGTCAGCGAAAAGTCTATGTCAGGACGCATACAGGCGTCATCGAAGCAGAAGTCATCGAAGACCGAAAGCTGCTTCCCGGGAAAGCAAGAAAGTCGTAGAAAGTTTTGGATTTCCCGGACCCTGCTGCAATATGCCCGTAGAAAGGGCTGATTATGAGCATCTGGGCCGACATGAAGCGCAAGGAGAACCTGAAGCTGGCCAACGAGAAGCTGGCTCGACCGATTCACGTTTTCCGGCTGACTCGCAAGGCTCCGGGCGAGCCGTGGCTCGCCGAAGAGTTGGGTGAGATGCCCTATCGAAAATATCGGGCTCTGACAAGGAGCCGGGCAACCC